TCAAATGAAAAAAAGAAAATAACGATTATTACCCCTTCTATAAGACCACATAATTTACTCAAAATAAAGGAGAGTATTAATTTTGACTATGTAAATGAATGGATTATTGTATATGATGAAACTAAAATTAAAGAAAATCCAAATATATTTTCAAATGAGAAAAATGATAAAATAAAAGAATATGTGTATAAAGGACCTGGTAGAAGTGGTAATCCTCAAAGGAATTATGCTATAGATAATATAAAAAACCAGGATACATATTTATATTTTTTAGATGACGATAATATCATTCATCCAGAATTATATAAATTGTTAGATGATATACAGGATAATAAAATATATACTTTTGATCAAACACGACCAAAAGACGTGTTTCCATATAAAGAATATTTAGAAGGGAACAAGGTTGAACTATTTTGTATAGATAGTGCAATGTTTTTGGTTGATTATAATTTATGTAAGAATATTCGTTGGGAACCTCATAAATATAATTCAGACGGGATTTATATTATGGAATGTTATTCATTAAATAGAGATAAATGGATTTATGTAGATAAACTATTGTCCCATTATAATTATATTATCTAGTGTAATGTTGTAAAAAATAGTATGTATAAATTATATATTTTTTGAAATTATATAATTTTGTATCATAATATATGATGCTATCATGATTTTTTCTCCTACCATTTGGTCGTTTTTTTGACACTGATTTTAGGCCCGCCTCCGCGTTTTTTCACATTATTCGGGTCATATTGTTCTTCTTCGTCATCATCTTTGAGCCCTTTGGACAATTCCCAGAATTCTTTCGATCCTAATCTGAAGTCACCATGATTATCGGCTTTATACCAAAACACCTGATCATGCAACTTATTAGACTTGGAATTATTATTAATTACTAGACACTCATAATTTTCAGTACATTGGTCCATGACCTGACAAAAACTCTCAAACGTCGGAAACATACCTGCGTAATTTTCGTATATACGTTTCCTATTTGCAATATAATTTTCTCTCAAAATAAAAACATAATCAATATTCGTTCTTAACGTAGGTGGTATACCCAAAGGATATTGCATTGTAATAACCAACATGACTTTCCAATGACGGCCGTTCATAAAAAGAAGGCGCATCATCTTATCACGCGCCCATGTATTATCATACAAGCAATCATCCAAAATAACAAACGCACGCGGATCAATTGTACTGCGCTTATAGGTTTCCATTTCTTTTTTAATTTGTTTCATTACAGTGCGTTGGCGTTTCAATATATTTTCCACAATAGCAGTATTATATTCATTGTGAACAAACAGTTTAGGCACCATTTTTTCATAAAATCCGTTACCTTCTTCAGTACCGGATATGACGGTTCCAATTGGAATATCTTGTTGATAATAAAGCAGGTCACGAACTAAAAAAGATTTACCCGTATCACGCTTACCAATTAAAACAACCACAGGTCCCTTATTTTCATTTGGTTTGAAGCTAATATTCTTCATATCAAATTTCTTTAATTCTAAAGTCATTCTTATTATAATTTAGATAATTATTTTTTTTATATTAGACGAATACACGAATATTTTTATAGTATCTAGTTTTACAATACTTATTTATTAGAAATAAGTTAAAAACATATATAATTTATATTATAAATAGCTAAAAGTATGTTATCAGTCAATTATCAAAAACGTAAAAATAGTGAGCTTTTGAAAAGTTTAGAAGACCCTAAGTTTCTTTTTCTCTCTAATGCTCAAAATTATATTCCAATTTATACTAGGTTCTTTTCTTTAAATGAAACAAACTATAACAGTATAAACTTGAATCATAAATATTATATTTCGAATATACTATCAAAAACAAAAGATAGTGGTAATATTTATAAATGTCAATTGAAAAATTTAGATAATAACAAGACCAAAGAGAGAAAAGCCTTTGTGAAAATTGCACCTCTATTAGATTCTTTCAAATATTTAGTAGGTAAATACAATATCGCCGACCCAACACTATTTCAACTACCCAAATATAATTCCGATGAAACAAATACTCATACTAAAGTGATAAATTCTAACAATTCTTCATATGTAGACGGGTTTTTCTTATTTTTATCAAGCAACTTAATTTATCATCATGATTTTTTACACGGCGTTGATTTTTATGGTTCTTTTTTAGCTATTAAAAAAAATTTTACAGTAAATATATTTGATGATATCGAATATTTACATACATCTGAGTTTTTTAAAAATAATAAGGATCGCTTGTTTACTACTGATAATTATGACCATTTATTAAATGAAAATATTATAGAAAAAAAGGAACCTATTAAGATCGAACATAACATATCTTCAAAATCAGTTTTATCTGCAAAATCATTCAAAGATATAATGTTTGAAGATATTTTTGAAGAAAATAATATGTTAAGTCAAGATAATCAACATAATTGTGAACTGGTTGATATTACAAATGATAATCTTTTACACTTAACGAATTCGCGAGAACATGAAAATAATTTTTCACTAAAATCATCTTCTACTTGTTCGTCACGATATTCGTATACATCCAACGAGAATGAAGATAACGATAATTCTGTTGATGATAAGAATAATACAAAATGCGAAAATAATGTAGGCGACAATTATGATTTTGAAGACAATGAAGATAATGCTAAAGATAATGCTGAAAATAATGAAGAAGACGAAGGAGATGAAGAAGACTACGACGATGAAGATGATGAATATGACGAAGAAGAAATAATTAATGCAACTATCCCTGAATTTCCTGTGGAGGTTATTTTTATGGAAAATTGCGAAAATACATTTGACGACTTAATCTTATCTAATGAATTAACCGATGAAGAATGGTTTTCTGCATTTATGCAAGTTATTATGATTTTAATCACTTATCAAAAATCTTTTTCTTTTACGCATAATGATCTTCATACGAATAATGTAATGTATACTCAAACTGATAAAAAATATTTGTATTATTGTTATAAAAAGAAATACTATAAAGTACCAACATTCGGTAGAATTTTTAAAATCATTGATTTTGGCAGAAGTATTTATAAATTTAATGGACAACTATTTTGCAGTGATAGTTTTCAATCGGGTGGCGATGCTTCTACCCAATATAATACAGAACCTTTTTTTAATGAAAAGAAACCAAGATTAGAGCCTAATTTTAGTTTTGATTTGTGTCGATTAGCGTGTTCTATATTTGATCATATTATAGACGATATTCGCGACGTAAAAGACATAAACGCATTAGATCCAGTCAGAAAAATTGTAGTGGAATGGTGTTTAGATGATAAGGGTATAAATCTGCTTTATAAAAATAATGGAGATGATCGTTACCCAGATTTTAAGTTGTATAAGATGATTGCGAGATGTGTGCATAATCATACTCCACAAGCACAATTAGAAAGACCTGAGTTTAAAAAATATATTATATTTGATAGAATAGAGAGAAACAATCTAATTGATATTGATAGTATACCGGTTTATGTGTAATAATTATAAAATGTTTATTTATTTTAGAATTATTGAAAAAAATAGTATGAAACAGATGAAAGCGAATCTGAATAAGAAATAGTATTCGGCGGTATAGGTATTTGACTAAATATATCTGCAAAAGACGCACCGTCCGCGTCTCCAAAATTATTACCAGTTGCGGTAGATGAAGCTGAGTATGACGTAGATTCTCCATTACTTAAAATAAAGTTTGCTGAATATTGTTTGCTTGTTTGCCAATATCCTGATAAATTTATTTCTGTTTTTTCTACGTTTTGTATTATTTTTTCATTGGAAATTGTTTCTATACTATCAGGAAAATATAAATTAATTGAACTTACTGTATAAGAAACTTCTTGAATAGGAGGAGGAGTTGCAGGAAATATGCTTAATAATGCATTTGAATATGCTTCGAATGGTGTTTGTCCTGTTGCTGTTCCCGTTATAGTTTGAGTATTTTTTCCTTTTTCACTACTCGCATAAATTACGCAGTATACTGTAGACTGCCAATAACCAGTTGTCATTTATATTAATAATATAAAATAAAATATTTATTTTATTATTGAATTTTTTCTAATATAGTCAATCCATTATTATTTGTATAATGTTCTAACATTCTCCAATTTTTATTTGAATATAAAAATTCATATACCGCTTTATTCAAGCCACAATTTATTTCATCTACACTAAAACCAGACTTTTTGGATTGTTCTAATGCATTCCACCCATTACGTATCGTTTCGCCGTATATTGCATCTACTTCCGTATCATGTAACATAATGTATTTATTCGAAAATTTACTAAATTTATTTAATTCTCTTTTTAGTTGCCCATAAACATGCCAAGTATCAATAAATATAATATCAAACGTCTCGTTTTCATGAAATTCTAATTCTAAATTATTTATCCATTTGTAGTCAACTTTTACATCTAATTGTTTAGAATATATTAATAATTCATTTATATCACATTCATCAATATCATTTAAAAATAACCTTTTTTCTTTACTATTTACATTATGTAATAATCCAGATAAAAATGCCCAACTACTAATACATCCTCTAACACCGGTTTCTAAAACACTATTGCATTTTGAAGCATAATTGAAAAATGTTGGCAAGTGTTCATTAATATCGCTTCTAGTTCCACACAAAGTTTTGTATTTATTAAATATATATTTTTTATTTATATCATCTTTTTCATCTACGACTTTGTCTAATGATTCAATGAAATAATTATTTTCTTGTAAAATGTTATACAAATTATCAAAATCGTTTAAATTCATAAAATGACAAGTTATTAATTTTGTTTTATCAACTTCACTTTCAGGTTTTATATATAAACTATTACCGTCTGAATAATTACATCTACCTGTAAAATTGTAAATTAAAAATACTTCTTCTTCTATTAAAATATTATATTCTTGTATAAAATTATCTTTTTGTAAAAAATATGAAATTGCAACGTCACATGCAGGATGTAAATAACTACAGTTTCCTTCATTACACACTTGTATCCAAGTTTCAACCATATTGTTTAACATCGGATACAAATAATCAACGCACGATTTTGTTAATATAAAACCGGAACCTGATTGGAAAAAATATGTTCGGTCTTTAACTCTTCTAGTATCACCTCCTCCGCCAATGTACAATTTATTTGATTGTATTTTAGATACATAGTTTACTATTTTTGGAATATTTACAAATGTATCAGTTCCACAAATAAAAACATATTTGTAATTATAATGTTCATGAATATATTTTAGACCTAAGTTTTGTTTATATGAGGCTGACATATAATCATTTTTAACACCATTTAAGTAAATATATTTATCATCATCTAACAAATCCGTTTTTTCCTCTCCGAAAAAAAATAAAAGTTTTATATTTGAAAAATTATTTACATCTTTTCCCCATGTTTCATTTATTTTTAATATTTGTTTTTTATATATTTCATTTGTCGGGCAACCAAATACACAAAATATTAAATCATAATTCGCTTTTAAAATATTATTATTCATGCTAATATTTTGTATTATCTATTTATATAAAAGTTTTTAAGTTTATTAATATAAAATTAATATAAATAATTTTTTACATTTTAATATTTTTATATTTTTTTACATTTTATATTTTTTTACATTTTACATTTTTTTATAATTATTTAAATATCTAAATAATTATAAATACAAATGGTAGAAGATTTTGGATTTATAATCACAAGACACATTGTTTCTGAACAAACAAACCGATATTGGAATCATTGTATTAAATTATTACGCAGGTTTTATCCATTAAAAAAAATTGTCATTATTGATGATAATAGTGCGCAACATTTTGTAAATTCTGAGTTTGATTATAAAAATATTACTATTATACAATCCGAGTTTAAAGGTAGAGGAGAACTACTTCCTTATTATTATTTTTTGAAATACAAGTTTTTTGAAAATGCTATTATTATTCACGACAGCATATTTTTTCACAAAAGAATTCCATTTGAGACGTTTAAAGATATAAAGGTTCTTCCATTTTGGTTTTTTTACGCAGACAAAGAAAATCTTGTAAATACGTTGAGAATTAGCAATGCATTAAAGAATAAATGGACAATACAAAATAAACTTACGTTAAGCGATACTATTTTAGGTTTATCTCATTTAAAATGGTTTGGATGCTTTGGTTGTCAAAGTTATATAAATCATAATTTTTTATTAGATATAGAACGCAAATATAATATTTCTAACATGATACATGTTGTTCATAGTAGAAGTGATAGATGTTGTTTAGAGAGAATATTTGGAACAATTTTTTGCACAGAATATCCAAATGTAGTACAACGTAAATCTTTATTTGGGAATATAATGAAATATCAAAAATGGGGTTATTCTTATAATCAATATCACTCGGACTTAAAAAAAGGCACTATTCCAAAGGAAATCGTAAAAATATGGACCGGAAGATAACGTGAATTATATAAAAAATTGATACTCTTTTTTGTTAGAAATACCATAATCAATACAAAGTATTAGAAACAAAAACAAAAATAAAAGTCAAAATGCCTGAATTTGTGCAACTATATAATTTAAGTGGATTATATATTTGTGTTTTATTATTATTATATAATGCATTGATATCGAATAACTCATACATAAATGTATTATTATATAAATTATCCTTATATAACTCTACTTCATGTATAATTATTGTAAATATTATAGGACTATATTTATTTCTAAAAAATATACATTTTGAAATAAATATACACTTGAATGTTGCATATAAAAAATAGAATAGAATATAATATTATATTGTATTATATAGGTTCAAGTTCAACCTTAAAACTCAGGATTATCTGTAAACACTTGTGTTGCAACAGGTCCACCTCCTTCGCTCATATTCATCATCGGTTTTACTTGTTCAAAAATATAATACGCAAAAATAACACTGATATATACAACCAAACAATCACGAATTAAATACTTTAATGGTTTACTTTCTTTTTCAATGTGTCTCATTTCTATAAATTTTATAATAAAATATACAATACTTACAATTGTAGCCAACACAAAAATATTCATTTAAAATAATAAATCATATTCTTATTTATTATTTTACGCAATTTTGAATATTATAAATTGTGTCAAATCTAAAAACGGAAACATTTAAAAATCTTCTAAAACTTCAAACTCATCTAATAATAAGTCTGGTAATAAATCCATTTTAGGTTCTTCAACATTATGTATATCGTCCAAATCAAAGGGTTGATCGGTTATTTTTAATTTTACATTTTCATCATCCTCATCGCCATCGCCATCTTCGTATCTTCTTTGCTGTGCCCTTATATTACTAATCTCATTTAGATGTTCAATACTCTTTGGTGCTGATATCGAAACAATATTATTATTATCATCTTTTACATAATCAATATCATTAAAAGATATTTTTGAACTTTCATTCACAGGATTTCCTCCATGGTTGATTTCGTTTTGTGTATTCACAATTGCTTCGTTTTCATTATTCGGCTTACCAATAGGTTCATGAATGATTTCCTCATTTACTTCTTCAATTACATCTTCTTCCATAGTTTCATCCATATAAGCTTTCAAAATAGCTTCAACTGGAACGCTCTCTCTTAATGTGTTTAAAATACCTTCTTGGACTAAGATTTCCAACTCTCTATTATTTTTTTGCACTTGTAATGGAGGTATATTCAACTCAAACAAATAGACGTTCTTGTAGACTTTTCTAGCCACATTAATATATACTTTGTGAATAAAATCGTCTAACTTTGGAATATTAATATCTATTTTCTTTTGCTTTTGACCTACTCTCATGGCAGTTAAAATCTTTACTTGAATCACATGCACACATGTTACTAAATCTTCTAAATAAGAACAACCAGATTTGTCACAAATTCGTTTTCTCTCTGTTTCTATTATAACTGGATTCCATTTGGGTATTCGAGAAATAAAATTTTGAAAGGTCATTAAATATTTATCCATTTCATTATTTTCTTTACACAATTTAACTGCTTCTTCTAAGATAGATTTATATCCGTCAATAACGAGTGGAGTTAATATAGTAAGTAATCTTGATCCCCACTCATTTTTAGATTCGTGAAGTGAACTCACGTTGAAATCGTCCATTTAAATAAAACTTATATTTTCTAAAGATACATCTAAACTTAAAAATATAAAATTTAATATAAATAACATTAATAATTTTTCATTTCTAAATTCCTTTCTTACTTTGTTATAAGTGACTAATAACTCATACCTTTTATTATTTGGTAATTTAGTTTCTAAAAATTTTGGATTCTCTAAAAGTTCCAATATATCTAAACCACTATAACTTTTATCATATAATTTTGAACAAATTTTCATAATTTCATCAATAGTTATATGGCTTGAATTTATTTTGAGTATTTCTTTCTTTAAATATTCTAAGCGAGTAGTATGATTTTCTTTTAATTTAAAAGTTTCATCTACATTATACTTGTGTAGATTGATAATTGTACCATTCAACATTGGTTCTGGAACATAAATTTCGCAGAAACGAGATAAGATTGGTTTCAATAAATTATATTTATCTTCTACGATAATGAAAAAACGAGTATTATGACTGAATAGTTCAATGCATCTACGTAAAGCGGATTGTGCGTCCATAGTAAGTTTATCTGCGTTTAATAATACAATACTTTTAAAAGTATTTCCTCCATTTGAATTAATATGAGTTTTTGCGAAAAATTTGAGGTCTTCTCTTATGAACTTAATACCTTTACCATGTGCACAATTTACATACATCGTAAATAATTTTTTTTGTTCTTTATTATTATATATTTTTTTAATGAATTCGTTTACAATAGTTCGTTTACCAGAGCCAGTAGGACCATGAAAAATAATATTCGGTATTTTATGCATCGAAATAAAGTAATCTAATTTATTGTGAATATTTTGATGAATGGGCAACATGATGTTTGTTATATTTAAATAATTGTTTTTATATATAAATATAACGAAAAATGTATATATTACTATTTTTATTATTTACTAGCTATTTTATTTACTAGCTATTTTATTTACTACCTATTTTCTTGCTTTCTGTATTTTTTTATCTGCTTTTTCAATAATATAATTCACTAATGCTCTATAGTATAAGTCATAAGATAAATTTGGAGCTAAATTTTCTTCGCTTATAGTTACAGAACAACCACCCGTCTCCAAATAAGATACATCAAAATTTATAATTTTGCGATCCAATGCTTTGTAAATAATTTCTTCTACAAAATCATCGCGCCCTTTTTTTACATGTAAATGAAGCGAAAATCTACGATAAGGAATACCAAGTTCATTACATTTATCTACAATATAAATAAAATCTTCTACTTCTAATGTCCCACATGTATCAGAAAGACAAATTGTATCAAACCCTAATTCGTTTAATTTAATTATTTTACTTATAATTTCATCATTATTCAATTTCCCAACTATTGGACATTCATTAATACAAGATATATATAATTTTGTTTTATAATTATGGTTTTTTAAAAATAAATTATCTAACATACGCGTGATTTCACTTAATTCTTCATAATTCTTATCAAATGTCGTTTTTATATTTTTTACAAGAAATTCATTTGAGGCAGAAGATATGAAAGAAAAATTATTAATATTTTTATATTTTATGGCTTGGCAAAAATGCATATAATTTGGGATAAAGACGTAATTATTTAAGTTTGTATAAAATTGTTTACTATGAATATCATTTTGAATATATGTATGTATATCAATTACATCGTTAAATACAGGATATATTTTACTAGATGCGAAGGAGCCACATTCTAATGATTTTGGTGAATGCTTATTTATAATATCACTATAAACTTCTATTTTTTTAAAAGTTGTGAATTTTTTTTGTTTTTCTATATTTAAACCTTGTAATCCATCTCTTAAACTAACATCAAACGCCCGAGGTTTACCTAATTTTTCATATATTTTTTTATAAATAACATTTGAATAACACCAATCAAAAAAACTATAAATTGTGTTTGGATATTTTACGAGCATTTGTTATAGTTATTATAAATATATATAAACCTTTAATATATTTTTATACTAGATCATTATACTACTAGATCATTATACTACTAGATCATTATACTACTAGATCATTATACTGAACTCGTTAAAGAAAATGTATACGGATTACTTCTAAAAGCATCCAATATTTCTGGTTGTATTCTATCACAATTGATACATTCGTTATAATATTGAGGCATGCGAATAGAACCGTAGTTTGTAACTGAAGGTGTCGCAGTGACTACATTTCCAGGAATACCCATTCTTCCATCAAATTTATTTTCATCTTGTCTAGAAATATTTACATGCATTTGCTGATTAAATATTTGTGTTCCTCCTTGATTTGGTCTATTTCCAATTGTAGAAGATTTAATGTCATTATTATGTTGACGATAATCTGCATCATAATTTCTGTCACCGTATTGTGAAGCCGCACCGCCAGCCGAACCAATATAATCGCAGCTAGTTGTATCTCTTTGTGTTAAATCAGGAGAAGTATAATTATTTACATAAGGTCCATCTGTTTGATTATTAATATTAAATGATTGCGAATACAATGTGGTTTCTTTTATAGTTGTCGGTGTTGTATCATTCATATTAATGACATAACCATTTGGAACTGTTGTACCTGCTTCACCAAAAATTCTTACATTTTGGACCGTTTCTTCTTTTCTAGAAGGACGTAATATGTCCATAATTGGAGCTATAACTGCGCCAACCGCGCGACTAAACCCGCTTCTTAAAGTATCTGGTTGACTAGTTGTAGTTCTGTTATTTTCATAATTCGTAAAACTTTTTATAAATTGTTCTCCATCATTACTCGGTCCCTTACCAACGGCGGTGGAATGATTCACAGCCATCGCGGGTAAAGCAATGCGTTTTGATGGTTCAAAATTTTCGGGCGCGTAACCCGCTTGCATTTCTGTAGCTCCTGCAGGCCCACGATAATTAGATAAAACATCATTACGTTTTATAATACCAGTTTCTTGTATAGGTCGCAATGTTTCTCCTTTTGTAGCTCCAGTTGTGGTAAACCAACGATCTTGGGTATTGATGAAAAAAGTATCAGGTCGTTGTTTTTCAACTCGTCCTTGTATTCCTAGATTTTTAATATAAGATTCCGCAGGTCCTTCATGATTAATTAATTCATATTCTAATTTTGGATTTGTAGCGACACGTAATTGGTCTACAGTATAAGGAAGCCATTTATCTCGCGCTTCCATACCAGAATTATAACCTCCAGTACCATCAACACTATAACCTTTATCTAAACCAGGACCTACAAAGACACTATCAAAAGGTTTCACATTATTATTAATGCTAGACGGCATTTGTCTTGATTGAAAGAAATCCGATTCATTTGGCATTCCATAAGCCCAACTCATATTTTCTTGCGGTTTAAACAATGGGGCTTGTTCAACTTTTTTAATCGTTTGTGAACCGGTACCTATCATATTATCCAATATAGTTTCTGCAGTATTCGCATGATAAGTATT